TACATTAAAGGTAAAAGATGGGAACACATCTAGTATTACTGGAGAAGTTAACGTAGATTATACAGCGGCTTTTGATGTAGAAGGGCAATTAGTCATTACTGTAACAGATACAGGTAAATTAAAAGATTCTCGTACATTATCGTTAACCTATGATGAGGTAGACCCGACAATGGTTAAGCCAACCGATGTTATTGGTGGTGTTGATACATTAGGCAATGAAACAGGTTTTGAATTAATAAATCGAATTTATAATATGTTTGGTCTAGTACCTGGTTTAATTGCAGCACCAGGTTGGACAGAAGAACCTATGGTAGCATCTATTTTAAAAGCTAAATCTCGTGTAATTAATAGCTTGTATGCAGCTACTATTCTTACTGATATTGATACCAAAGAATGTAAAAAGTATACAGATTGTTATGAGTGGAAGAATGGCAATAGCTATACAGGGAAAGCTCAAATTGTATTGTGGCCATGTTGTCGTAATGGTGACTATATTTTCCATCAGTCAACTCATATGTTAGGCATAATTGGTCAAGTTGATGCATCAAACTCTGACATCCCATATGAATCACCATCTAATAAAGATATGAACATTACTGGATTATGTTTGATTGATGGAACAGAGGTTAATTTGACATTTGAACAAGCTAATCTGTTAAACAGTCAAGGTATTGTTACAGCTTTAAATCGTAATGGATGGAAATCCTGGGGGGATTATACAGGAGCTTACCCTGGCATTACAGACGTTAAAGATACATTTATATGTGTTCGACGTATGTTTGATTGGGATGACCAAATTTTTATTAATACATATTGGCAAAAAATTGATAAACCAATGATGCCGGTTTTGATTCAACAAGTAATTGATTCTGAAAAAATTCGTTTAAATGGTTTAGTTAGTCGTGGATTTTTATTAGGAGCTGATATTGAATTTAGGGAAAAAGAAAATCCATTAACTGATTTATTGGCAGGAATTATCCGTTTTCATAAAAAACGTACACCACCAGTTCCAGCTCAGGTAATTGAATCAATTTCTGAATATGATACGACTAACTTTAAGGCTTTATTCGCATAGGAGGTAATATTATATGGTTAATCAATACCCTGAAGTTTTAAATGACTTTAGAGCATATAACGAGAATAGCAATACCTTAATTGGTATTGCTAGTGTAGAATTGCCATCTGAAACAAATATTACACAAGAAGTTTCGGGAGTTGGTGTTAATGGCAAAATTAGTATCCCTGTTCAAGGTCAATATTAAAATATGGAAACAAAAATTTCATGGAAGGTGCCAACAGAAGAAGCACATGCCATGTCTGGTGGGAAACCAGTAGCTTTAGAATTTAGAGGTGCTATTCAAATGTTTGACAGTAGTAGCAACATGATTACTATGGTGCCAACACGTATTGTTATTCGTGGTCGAGCGGGCTCTTTTGAAAATGGGAAATATGAACAAGGGACATCAATTGATGCTTCAAATACAATTACTACAACGTATTTAAAAATTGAATATAACGGTAAACGTGTACGTGAAATTGACAAGTATGGCTCTGTTGACTACTCCGGTGGCACTGATTTATTAGCACCCGTACGTAAAGCATTAGGAATTTAAAATTGAAAGGATGATATATTATGAAAACAGAAAATATTGAAAATAAAGATGAATTAGTATTTAATTACGAAGCATTAAGCGGTTATTCTTTGATTCAATGTGAAAAAGCAGCGAAGAAAGAAGATCCAACAATTTCTGTGCCATCATTATCGCAAATCTATCAAGCACATGTAGCGGCTGCGGCGGCTGGCGTTAAAGTAGATGATATTTTATCATTACCAGCTAAAAAATTTACAAAAGTAACATTAGAAGCACAGAATTTTTTGCTCGGTTCCGCAAATTAGTCAATTTAAAGGAGTATTTGTATCAAAGCGCTATTTCATGTAGCAAATATACAAATACTCCTTTGCCATTTTTTCTTGTTGAGTCGCAGATTGAAGATTTTATGGTAGTGATTGATGAAATTTCGAAAGCGATTGACCGTGAAAATAAAGCGATGAAAAAAGGCTGACAGGCAGGAAGGAGCGTAAATGGCAAATAGAGTATTAGAGATGGCGATAGCCATTAAAGGTAAGTTAGATGGTAGCTTACAAAACTCTGTTTCAGGTGCGGTAAATCAGAGCAAACAACTAGCATCGCAAGTTAGTGCAGCCAATAAGGAATTAAAAAAATTACAGACTTTGCAGACTAAAGCAACCGGTATGAATAAATTATCGGCAACTGAAGCGGTTTTTGCGAAGGAATCTGAAATCAATCAACTTTTAGTTAAACGATCTAATTTAGTCGATAAAATAAATGCTAAACAAGAGGCACAAGCTAATTTTGAAAGGGCTCGTAGTAATTTAGGTAAAGCAGTAGCAGTTACAGCTGTAGCAGCAGCACCTATTGCCTTAGCTGTTAATGAAGCTATTAAATTTGAATCAGTTATGGCCGATGTTAAAAAGACGGTAGATTTTGATTCACCAGACGGATTTAAACAAATGCAAAAGGATATTGTGGCTATGTCACAACGCATGCCAATGGCCGCTGAAGGTATCGCTCAAATTGTTGCAGCTGGAGGTCAAGCTGGCATTGCATCTAAAGATTTGTCTAAATTTGCAGAAGGTGCCATTAAGATGGGCATTGCTTTTGATATAACTGCTGATCAAGCTGGTACTATGATGGCTCAATGGCGGACGGCTTTTGGCATGAATCAAAAACAAGTAGAAACGCTAGCCGATCAGATTAACTATTTATCTAACACTTCATCTGCATCTAGTCAGAGCATATCTGATGTTGTAACACGCATAGGTCCGTTAGCATCAACAGCAGGTGTTAGTGCGGGGCAAGTAGCTGCCTTAGGGTCTGCTATTACTGGTACGGGCACTCCAGCAGAAATCGCTGCAACAGGTATTAAAAATATGATGCTTGCTTTGACGGCTGGTAGTTCCGCTACTAAATCGCAAGCAGAAGCATTTAAATTATTAGGGCTAGATGCTGGTACAATGGCACAACGTATGCAGGTTGATGCGCAAGGTGCAATTTTAGATGTGCTAAAAAGATTAAGAGAATTACCTGAAGCGGCAAGATCATCTACTCTTACACAATTATTTGGTAAGGAATCAGTAGGAGCGATTGCACCATTATTAACACAACTTGATGGGTTACAAGATGCGTTTAATAAAGTTGGTGACTCTAGTCAATATGCAGGTAGCATGCAAGCTGAATATGATGCTCGTGTAGGTACAACAGAAAACCAAATACAAATGGCAAAAAATAATTTACAGGCTTTAGCACTTAGTGTAGGTGGGGCGTTATTACCAGCAGTAAATAATTTGTTAGTTGCAATTACTCCAGTTATTACTAAGATGGCAGAATGGGCAGCTGAAAATCCAGATTTGGTAATTTCTATTATTGCTATTACAGGCGCCATTGCAGGGTTTGTATTAACATGTATGACAATTAATACAGTGTATCAGGCATTTAATAGCGTAAAAGCTAGCATAGATTTATTAACTACAAGCCAAACTGTATTAGATGCAAAAAATAAATTGTTAGCTACTTCACAAGCCGCCCTTAATGCTGTTATGGCAGTTAATCCGTTTGTATTGATTGCAGTAGCAGTTATTGCTTTGGTAGGCGTATTAGTTTACTTGTGGAATACAAATGAAGAATTTAGAAATGCGGTTATTGCTACATGGGAAGCTGTAAAAAGTGGGGTAATGACAGCGATAGAAGCAATTAGTGGATTTTTACAAGGCTTATGGAATGCGATTGTTGCTGGTGTACAGTTTTGTATATCTATTTTAGTTGCGTATGTTAATTTTTGGCTTAATTTACCACAAAACATAGCATATGCTATAGGATTTATTATTGGTATATTGCCACGTTTACCAGAAATGATACTTAATATAGTTACTATGAGTGGAGAGTATTTAAGTAATTTAGTAACTTATATCATAAAAGTAGGGTTTGATTTCTTAGTAGCTTTAATAGAATGGTTATATAATGCTTGGTCAACTGCTATTGAAACAATATCGCAAATGGTTAATGATATTGGAACGTTTTTAATGTCATTACCAAGCAAATGTGTGGAAGCAGGTGCAGCATTTATACAGGCTGCTGGAGAATGGGGAAGTGGTGCATATAATGCTGTAATGAATTGGATTAATCAATTGCCTGGAGCTATTGTTAATGCAGTATCAGGTATTTGGGAAAATCTTAAAGCAAATGTAACAAATGCATTTAATGAGGGGCAAACAAATGCTAAAAAATTTGCTAATGGTGGTATTGTAACAAGTCCTACATATGGACTTATTGGTGAAGCGGGTTATCCGGAAGTTGTAGTACCGATTGATGGAACAAAAAATGCTTTGTCATTATGGCAAAAAGCAGGACAAATGCTTGGAATTACAACAAATGCAGTTAATCCAATGGTTGGTTTAGAAAGCGTGCCACCAGCACCGGTTATTAATCCGGAGAAAGTGACTCAACAGCCACAACAATCAGGAGATAGTTATAATCCTGTATTTGCACCACAGATTACAGTGTATGGTAGTGATGAAAGCACTATTGCAAAAATGACGGCAGTTTTTGAAGATAAAATGCGTGAGTTTGATGAAATGATGGAACGATATAGAAATAAACAGAGGAGATTAAGTTATGACTAATTATGTAACAATACAAGGTGATATGTGGGATCTTATCGCTTATAAAGTATATGGCAATGAAAAGTATATTAACTTATTACTTGAAGCCAATGAAGAACATAGAGAGACAGCTATATTTTCCTCTGGCGTGACCATTATTTGTCCAGACGTAACGATTGATTCTAGTACATCAATTTTGCCACCATGGAGGCAATAGATTTATGAATTTAGATTTTATAGATAAATGGAAACGTGAAATTATTCCTGGTACCGAATTATCAAGGCGTGTTTGGGTAGATGTAACATATCTACCCAAAGGCGCAACAGATAAATCACAAGCAAAAGATATTTCTGTTGAACTAGCTAAATATTTTTTGGGTATGACGTTTAATGATAATATGACAGGCACTATTGATGATGTAACGATACAGTTAGAGGATAGGGCGAGACTATGGCAGTCTGATTGGTATCCAGAAAAGGGTGCTACATTAAATATCAACATTAATACGTTAAATTGGTCTAGTTTATCTGAAGGTTTAAAGACATTGCCTTTAGGAGAATTTGAAATTGATGAAATTGAAGGTGTATCGTCTCCTAATACTATTAATCTAAAAGCTGTAGCTGTTGAAGGGGCGAGTTCAATGCGTAGCACTAAAAAAAGTAAGTCTTGGGATAAGGTCACATTAAAAACGATTGCGACAGAAAAAGCAACAGAAAATGGGATGCAGTTGTTTTGGGACTGTAGTATAGATCCAACTCTTGAACATGTAGAACAATCAAGGGAATCAGATTTAGCCTTATTACATAAACTTTGTAAAGATGCTGGATTTTCTTTGAAAGTGGCTAAAACACAGATTTTTATTTTAGACGAGTGGAAATATGAGTCACAAAAACCAATTATGATATTGTTGCATCCTGGTATTACATGGTCTAATGAAGAAGCGGAAGAAAATTTATTATTAAGTCGTGTGATTAGTTATCGTTATACAGACAAAACAAGAGATATTTTTAAAGGCTGCAGAGTACGCTATCAAAATAGTAAAAAGAAAACGGTTATTGAAGCTGTATTTATGGATCCACAAAAAAAAGATGATCCAACATTAGATTTGCTAGAAGTTAATGAACAAATTAAAGATGTTGCTGAAGGAGAACGATTAGCACGTAAAAAGTTAAGAGAAAAAAATGCTGGTGAAACTACATTTTCATTGACCATACCAGGCAATACTAATGTATATGCTAGTGCAGTTATGACATTAAAAGGATTTGGTAAACTAGATAGTGATTATTTAGTAACTAAATGTACTCATCAAATCACAGATAGTTATACAGTTAGTATGGATTTAAGGAGGTGTTTACATGGATATTAGCCAATTGTGGGAATTACTATCAGAAGTATTTTTTGTTGGGCGAGTATCGTCAGTCGATGCCTCAACATGCAGTGCTATTGTAATTATGCCTGATGCGGACAATAAAACTACTGCACCATTAACTGTTGGACAAAGAGGTTCTAAAAGTACAAAAGACTTTTGGTTGCCAGCTGTTGATGATCAAGTGCTATGCATGCGACTACCTAATAAGTCTGGCAAGGGATTTGATAGTGGGGTAGTAATTTGTACATTGTATAGTGAGGTGGATATGCCACCTTCAGGGGCAAGTGATAATACACGAGTTTTAGATACACCAGGCAACTTGACTATTAAAGTAGGCGGCACATTAAATTTAACATCTGGTAGTGGTGATGTGATAGTTAATGGGATTAGTTTAGTTAATCATACGCATGGTGGGGTATTACCAGGCGGTGGTACTACAGGAAAACCAATTTAGGAGGTGAGTTAATGTATATAGGGTATATGGGTGACGTAGTATTTTATACATCACAAGATGATATATTAACGCCTTCTGATGTTTCTCGATCTGGCAGTGCTAGATGGTCAGAACATAATGTATTAATACAAAAGCCCGTCTCTCAATTTTTAGGACCAGGGTTAGAAAGCATGTCTTTTAAGATACTAATTTCTAGTGCCCTTGGACAGTCGCCACGTAAAGTATTAACTAAATTACGTAATATGAGAGATACGGGTGCAGTATTTCCACTAATTATTGGTGGAGAACCAGTATCTCAATTTTATTGGCGTATAACTGATTTTACCGAGGGGGATTTAATAACGGATGCCTATGGTGCTACATATTCGATAACGGTATCCATAAATTTAAAGGAATATGATGATACGAATATACCAGAAGAACAATCTAAACTAAATGTTATGGGAATTAAATTAAATAAAATTAATACATTATTAGGAGGGCGTTTATAATGTCAATGTCGTACGTGGTTACTAGAAAAACTATTAGCAATATTGATTTAGCCCCAGATACAGAAGTAGCTGAAATACTGCAAAATGTACAAACCTTAATAAATATAGAAAAAGGAACAATTCCTTTGGACCGTGAAATGGGTATTAGTGAAAAAATAATTGATATGCCAATAGTCCAGGCTAAAGGTAAGTATATGAATGAAATATTTAGTAATATTAGAAAGTATGAACCGAGAGCGACGATTGGTAATATAACATTTACTGCTGACCTTAATGGTACTTTGCAACCACGAATTGAGGTGATTATTTGATTTCACTTAATGATTTAAAAGATATTGAATTTGCGAGTGCTAATAAAGAAGAAATTCAGTCTTGGTTATTTAGTAGATTTAAAGAGATTACAGGACGTACATTATCACGTGCAGATCCGATTAGGCTTTTTATTTTATTTGTAGCAGAGGTATTTATTCGATTAATTAATATTATTAACTATACAGGTAAACAAAATTTATTGAAATATGCAGTTAATGGTCATTTAGATCATATAGGCGCTATCGTTGATGTAGATAGATTGCCAGCGACTGCAGCTACAACTACATGTAAAATTACTCTATCCGCTGTCAGAGATATGGAGACTGTTATTGATGCAGGCACTCGCATATCTACAGATAGCGGTATTTATTTTGCTACAAATCAGGACTTAGTAATAAAAGCTGGAGAATTAACTGGTGAGGTGCAAGCTACTTGTTTAAGTGTAGGCGATGAGGGTAATGACTATATGCCAGGAGAAATTAATGTCATTGTGGATAGAGCACCATATGTAGAGAGCATTATTAATACTACTAAAAGTGGTGGAGGTAGCGACATTGAAGCGGATGATGAATATAGGAATAGAATCCATGAAGCTCCAGAATCATTTAGTGTAGCAGGGCCTGAAGGAGCGTACAAATTCCATACGAAATCAGTTAATTCATCTATTGTTGATGTTGGTGTAGATAGTCCGAGTCCTGGCACAGTTGCTATTTATCCATTGTTAGATGGTGGAAAGTTACCGTCAGATGAAACGTTAAAGACAGTGAGGGAATACCTAAATAGTGATCGCATCAGACCTTTGACAGACAAGCTACAGGTAAGTAAACCAATTGAGATAAGTTATAACGTTAATGCTACATACTATTTAAATAAAGATGCGGATGCATCTACAGTTAAAGCTAATGTTAATATAGCTGTTAATGATTTTGTGACTTGGCAAAAGGCGGTTTTAGGTCGTGATATTAATCCATCAAGATTAATTAGCATGATAATGCAAGTACCTGGTGTTAAACGTGTAGATGTTACTTTACCAGTTTTTACGGTTGTAAATGACAATACAAGTGTAGCAATTGCTAAAACAATAAATGTTGTTATGGGAGGTAGTGAGGATGAATGATTGATTATAAAGATTATAAAATCAGTGATAATCTCGCACCGGCTTTAAAAAAAGAGCCTATAACCTCACTGGCTAAATTAATAGATGATTTTATATACCGGCACATCGATTTAGATGTGCTTTTATTGTGGGCAAATATAGATGATATGAAAGTCGATTTATTGGATCATCTAGCCTATCAATTACATGTAGATAGCTATGAACAAACAGATGCAATTGATGTTAAACGGCAATTAATTAAGCAGTCAATTGCTATACATAGGCATAAAGGCACAGTGTTTGCTGTAAAGACCGCAATTGCAACAGTATTTGAACAGGCTAATCTTAGTGAATGGTTTGATTATGGCGGAGAACAATATCACTTTAAAGTAGATAAAATTACAGCTGCATTAAGAGGCAATAAAGATATAACACGACTAGTTGAATTAATTAATCAGTCTAAAAATGTTAGATCATGGCTTGATGAAGTGAGTTTTGAACGCACTATAACAGGGACTGAATTTATTGGTGGTGCCGTAGCTATTGCTAAAGAAATCACAATTGAAAGTGATTTTACGACAGAATTAATTTTTAATACGGATATTTATATCAATGCTGGTTTAGCAATTGGTAAATCGGTAGAAATAAATACGACTGTTAACAATGAAGTATAGGAGGATTAGATGGCTAATTGGTCAGGATTTACATTAACTAATCAAGGTCAAGCATTACAGGCTAAAATAAATGCTGGTAAGACTACATTAAGGATAACTCGATTAGGGTTAGGTAGTGGTACAGCATCTAATGTTATGACATTGACCGGATTAGTTAAACAAGAACAATCGATTTCGATTGGCAGCATAGAAACAGAAAATAATAAAGTAATTATTAAAACAACTCTTAATAATAAAAATGTTTCAAGAGCATATGAACAACGAGAAATGGGATTATTTGCAACTGACCCAAATGTAGGTGAAGTACTATTTGCCTACATGATTGATAATAACCCAGATACAATGCCGGCGTATAATAGCTCAACAGTGGTTGCTGAAGCATTAACATTAAATTTATTATTTAGCAATACTGGTAATATTTCGGCAACTTTAGATACATCGCTATATGCAACATTAAAAGATTTAGATGATCATAATAAAAATTTACAAGCCCATGAAAATATCATCATGACAGCAGCTAAAGATAGTGATGCTAAAGATGATAGCGATAAAATTGCAAGTACATCATGGGTTAATAAGGCTATGAGTAAATTTAAAAAATTTACATCTAGTCAAATTAGTGACTTTGAAAGTTCTGTTAAAAATTTATTTAGTACAGATGAATTTTACGATAAAGTAATTATCGCATTACGAGAACGTACACTTTCTGGATTAGGTGTTAAGTATAATTTCAATAATCCTAACGCTTGGTCAATAAGCATGGGGGTATTATTTGGGGGATTAATTATCCAAGGTGGAACGGCGGACATGCCGGCCAATACCAGCTACATCGATAAGGCGTATCCAATTAATTTCCCAACTCGACTTTTAATAGTCAGTGTTTGGGATATTAATGCAACTGCCGGCGTTACTAGCACGGCCAATTTATCAATATCAAGCGATATGGCAACATCTGATACTAATAAATTTAGGGCGATTACATCATCAAATGTCTTAGGAGCGTTTGGCTGGCTTGCTATTGGTGTATAGCCAAGGTGGAGTATATAGTTTAGCCGCTCAATCTACATCAACTACAACTATCACATTACCTATTAGCATCAATAGTACAGGCTTACGATTGCCGCTTATAGCCGTTGATAATGCGGCTGATAATATGATTGGTGTTAGCAATATAACAAATAGTACAATAGTTGTAAAAAAAGGTGTAAACGATAATTCGGTTCGTACCGGTAGATGGGGATTGATTAGCCTTTAACAATCCAAGGTGGATTGGCAACAACAGCCGCACAGCGATATAATAGCCAAACGCTGCCTATTGCGTTTAATTCTTCTAATTTTGTAGTCCTTGTAACAAATCCGGGCGGCGATGGCGGCAATGGTATTTGTAGCGCCTATCCAACAGGAAAGAACACATTTAATGCGTCTATTACCAATGTAAATAATACATATTTAGCAGGGCAAGCACGTTATATAGCAGCCTATATTTAGTCGCCAAGGTATAAATATCAATCCTAACATCACTACTAATAGTTACAGTACTACAATTCAATTACCTATTGAATTTCCAAATAAAAACCTTGCATCAGTCTTATCTGACACATCAAGTTCGATATCAGTTACAGGTAATGATGAAGGTGCAAGAATTTCAGCAAAATATACTAATAGAGTTGTATTATATTCTGCATGGGACAAAGGGCTTACTGTTGAAGTAACTATAGTGGCATTCGGCTTTTAAACGCCAAAACTAGCCCAATATGCACGGCCATCCATAGTTGGCGTAGATGTTACTATAGTACAACTTTGTAAATTGTTAGGCCGCACGCCCATTTCAACTGTTACGCCTTGTCCCGTGGTGTGGTTACTAAATAAAATAAAGCCTTTTGTGTAAGATATTGGCAACGTCAATAATTTATTTTCGTCAGCTAATCCACCTTGGATAACTAAAAGGTGAGAAAAGGGGCATTATAAGCGTGAGAATAGACTGATAATCAACAAATTTTAAGCAGTGATAAGTATTGATACAGTAAGGCTTATTAAGCAGTTGTTCATAGTAAGATAATCAACGTAAATCAAACATTATTTAAGTAATTTGATGGCTTTTCGGAGCTGTAGCAAGGCCTTATGCGTATAAACTCCATCTGTAACATTGTTTGCTGAGTGCCCTAGTAATTTACGTTTAGAATTGTAATTGGCTCCAGCATCATCTAACCAGGTAGCAAATGTGTGTCGGCAGTCATGAGTAGTGTGGTTAGCACCAATTGATTTCATGACAGCGTTAAATCGACGAGCAAATTGAGCATAAGTCATAGGTTTTTCACCTAGTAAATACTTGTTTCCACTAGTAATAGTTTTTTCAATATATGGCCATATTTTATCGTGTATCGGGATAACTCGTATGCCAGATTTAGTTTTGGACTTTGTGATATTAAAATATTTTTGTTTACGATTAACATTTTTACTTAAATGGGAGCAAAATTCTGCAGAGCGCATACCACTATATAGTAATGTGAGTACAAACCATTTATCAGGATGACTGGATTGCCATAGTTTATTTACAGTGCGTCGAGTAAATGGCTTATGAGGTCGAACGGGGATATTTTTGCCAATAACTAAGTAAGCGCCCAAATTACGTTCAGTCCATTCGTTAATTATTGCAAACTTATAAAGTTGATGTATTAATGATCTAACCTTTTTGAGACTTGCGTATGACAGGCCATTAGAGGCCATATTGTCCAAGATATTTTGTAAATCTTGATGCTTAATCTTTTTAATAGGGATTGTTGCAATTGCTCCAATGTGTTTTAGGCTATTTACATAGCTGTTAGCAGTTGATTGGCTAACTTGCTTAGAGTGGCTTGCAAACCAAATTTTATATATTTTGGCAAGTGTAATTGTAGGTGTTGGTATATCAGTAGATTGATTAAATTGAGCTAAAGCAGTTAATGCATCAGCTTTAGTCTTGTAGTAGCCGATGATGTGGTAAATGGCACGGCCGTTATTTTCGTAACCAATAGTTTTTCTGACCATAAATGGTCGTCTACGTAGTCCTGATAATTTACAA